TTCAAATTGCCATCCTAAAGATACTTTTTGATCATAATTTGGAGTTAATCCTATATAAGGAACATCATGATATGCATCATTTAAAGCATAAAATTTCTCGGCACCTATCTTTCCAACATTATTCTTTGATCTTAAATACCCATTAAGATATTCTGATGAAACTAATGGCTCAATTACCATGAAACTCTGTCTTCCAGCCATTTCTGCTTCTGTTTGATCATGGTATTTCTGGAATGCTTCTTGATCTCTTTCTAATAGATCCCTTTCAGCATGAACCTTATTCATATTAACTGTATTAATACCAGTCATTACTTCCATAGCTATCATAGCATAATCAAAAGCACTTAATGACTTAAAGCTTGTCATTCCGGTAAAATGAAAGCTTTTAGGAGTAGAAGTAAATTCTATGCTACTTCCTGGAGCTCCTCCTATTGCAGTACCTCCTGTAGGCCCATAACTGCCTGGTTGTACTGTACCCGGTGGCCCTTCTCCATAACTTACGTTACCCTCCCATGCAGACATAGCTACCATAGCTACTAAATTCAATATCATAGCTAACATTTCATTATCACCGGCTATTTCGGTAATAATGATCTGAATGATATATTGAACAACCATTCTCATCAGCATTCCAGGTAAAGCTGCCAGAAAAAGACTCCATGCTGTAGCGAATGCTCCAGCGCCTATAGCTGATAAAATTGGTCCTAATGTACCACCTGCTGCCCCTCCTGTCATAACCGTAATTACAACAATAACAACTATAATAATAATCATTACAAGAGCTTGCAGAAAACTCATACCAGCATGATGGATAACCTCATAATGAGCTATATAAATAGACACATGAGCCCCTGCTAGAAATAACTTGCTAACCTCTGTATTAGATAGATCTTTAATAAAATTATGAACAAATGGAACCATTAAATCATTTTTGTTCCCGAGGTTAAACTTAACCATGTTAAAACGTCCAGTAGCGCCATCAATAACTTTTAAGGCTCCAATTGGTGCAACTACTGTATAAGCATCTAATCCTGAAGGCTTAACGCAATAATAAGTCATTGATTGTCCTACGGTTGTTTCATCTGAAGCTGATTCGACTAGTCGTAATACGCCTGAACCGTTATTTTCATATACTAAATCACCAGTTAAATAAGTTAATGTACTAGCAGAACCATCCGCCTCTAATAGACTTGGAGAAGGATTATTATAAATCATACGTTCAGTTACCTGTAGCCAATCAGCTGCTTCAGTTGTAGTGATTCCAGGGTTTGGTACTCCATTGCCATCCAGAAAATCCTGTACTTCATCCAGATTATCTGCTTTGTAACCTACGTTATAGGTCCCTTTTCCAGAGGAAACATAATAGTTATATTTTAATAAACCATCGTCCCCAAATCTGGACATATCTGAATAATAAATGCCATTTTCAGTACTTCCACTATCTGCGTCAATATCTACTAATGAAGTATGTTCGTACGTAATATACGACCATTGAAATGCCGCTTTGTTATCATCTGTTGTAGTAAGTATATTGTTTTGTGGCTTATCATCTCCAACTGGCGAATTATTATAAGTACCTTGTGAAACGCCTTGTGAGGGGTATAAATTTTCAAACATGGTAAATAAATACGACAGTCCTGCCTGAGAGGTATCCCACATACGCACACCAAAATTTACATAGACATTATCTAAATCTCCCGGTGCAACGCCTGAATCATTTATAACTGCATCAAGAATTTCCTCGGCATCTAAATGAATTATGGACAATAAATCTTCAATTGCCGCTTGTTTAGTTGCACCAAAGGTAGTGTAGTTAGAATTACTTATTCTTAACGGAACAGCTGGAAGTGTTTGAAGAACAGAACCATCTTCGTCAATAGGTGTTTCTACAGTATCTAAATCGGTGTAAGTTCCGTCACCTACTTTATAGATAAATATATATTGTCTAGATGGATCAGAATCTCTGTAATAAAAGGAAACATAGTGTAATTCAGTAGGTTTACTAGGTGCTGTATACGGAAGGGTTATGGTTACTCCTGCAGAATTATATGCTTGAATGGTATAAGTATCTGGAACTGCATTATAAACAATTGTATTAAGATTAACTGCCCAGCGCATATCAGCTAATACGTCATCTGAGGGAGCTACTGCACTTGTTATAGCAATATCAAAGTGATTAAGTGACGGGGTGACATTAACTGTATCTGAAGCCGGGGTATACGGACCAGTAGTAACTTCACGGTATTCTGTACCTAATGCATTGGCTCCTACATCATATCCTTTATTTTCTTGAAGCCAATATTGAACCCAATCTTTCTTAGATAACGCTCTTAAATAAGACCCTTCAGGAGTACAAGGAACACCATTGAGAGTATTTAATGCAGCTGTTAATTCGGTATAATCTATAGTTAAAATATAGGATTCTACAGCAGGAAAATTTTCAAAATAATTCCCGTTATCTATAAACTGTAGGAATTCTCTAACATTTCCTTTAAGACTACGAAATACAGTGTGATAAATAAGATTACTAGCAACGTCTCTTTCTTCTAGAACACTTCGAATAACTGATTGTAGGAGGGGATTTTTATTATCTACATCATCAAATAGCGGAACATTGTGAACTTCATAATATTCAATAATCTGTGTACTACCACTATCCCAGCCGAGAAGTATCATAATCAGCTGTACAACCATTTCAACTACTTGGATAACAGCCTCAACTATTGATACAATAACATCTATTATTGCTGAAAAAATATCACCGATAAACCCCATTACGCCTCCTATCCGGTAGGTTCGGCGTTAGCTATATGGTCATTTATGTTATCTGTACCAGTGGCATTAATGGCGGTTACTTGTGTAGCTGGTACACCTGCTGTAGAGATATTAATACTCCAAGCATCTAAGATAGTTTTAAGATATTTCTGATCGGCATTCCATTTAAATCCTTTGGCTTGCTCAACCGATAGAGCAGCCGCTGCTCCCATAATACTAGTTGCAGAAGGAGCTATTTTAGTAGATTTATCCGTCTGAGCAAATTCAGTTACTTCTTTTTGAAATAACAATGACTCCTCAGCATTGCCTTTTTGAACTCCTATTGTAAAAGCAACAGCTTGTTGAATAGTAGCTTGCATTACTGTTAAGTATACTGTTGCATAATCACTACCAGTAATCCGACCTAAATTAAACTGGGCAGCCATGTGAGCATTAACAGTTTCCATCATATCATCGAATATACCAGTACCAGTTACTACGTTATCGGCGTCTGTAGCAACACCAGCAGTTAAATTAGCAATACTAATAGCCATATTAAGCTCCTACGTTAAAGCCTGCAGCTTGTTGTGATGCTGCAAGAGCATCCATTTCTTGTTTAGTAAGAGGTGGCAAAACTCGTACGTTAAATTTCTTAGTTAAATACGGTTCTAAAACTTTCTCACCATTAGGAGTAGTAATAGTTTTAAATTTTTGCATTTCGGCATTTTCGATTTGATCAATGATAATTTTTGGAACATGCCACCCTTCTTCGTTATTAAAAGGTACAAATTTTTTGATCATACGCCCGTTATTAATTTTTGACGAACCTACAGTAAAAATGAGGCCAGGATATGAAGTCATATTTGGGTCATTAGGAGTAACTACTACACGACTAAGTTTCATAGCTTTTTGATCTGGAGTTTCTATTTGAGCTTTTGTCGCTGCTTCAATGGCAGCTTTGCTGGCTCCTGGTAATCCACCTTCATAAGGTCTATCTTCAATAGTTACAGCTTCTTCTTCAGAAATAATATTCTCATATTTGCCATTACGAACGTCTTCTAAAGTAGACGCAAGTTTTTTTGATCCTGTTTTATGATGTAATGTAACTCCATTATCTTCCAATTCTTGCTTCATTTCGCTATCTGTCATTTTATTAATTGGGGTTGCCAATTCTGAATCCATATTTAAACCTCCTAAATATTTATAAAAATCCCCCCTCCCTCTCCCTCCCCTGCGGGTAGGGAGAGGTCGGAGGATAGTAAAACCACACTTCTTAAGCTGCTACTTTACACGTCCAAATAATACCAAGACGTTCTGGGCGAAGTGCCATAAATCCATAATACCATTTGATAGAGTAAAACCCAGTCTCACCATATGGATCATTTAGATCAGCAATTTCTTTGCCCGGTTTCTTATGATTAATGGAAAATTTAACGCTTTTTCCATCAGTTTGAAAACCAATAGTAGTGAAAGCACCATCACCAACAACTAACATTGGGTAGATGTCTACACCATTATCGCCTGTACCAGCAGTTGATCCATTTTCGGCACCTTCATTCTCGCCGTACTGCATTTCTGGAACAACAACGATGCGGAACTGATCAACAGATCCAATTTCGCCATTCATGACATTACCAGCATCAGCATACTTTTCAACAGATACGAAAGCAGGCTGGCTGTGTAAATCAACCATAGCTCTTAAAACTGGAATTAGATCAGAACCTACATACATGATACGACCACCATTAACGGTTTTAGTATCAATCATACGAGAACCACTAATAACCTTTGTTTGCTTAGGAGTCTTATTATCATCCAAAGCAATAGAAAGATTCATAAGGTCAGTGTAAGTAACAACTTCATCAGTTGTTAACTTAGTAGTTCCACCTGCAAAATAAGCTGTACCGTTCGCAGTTGCGTTAGTAATAAGATCTGCCTGAAGCTCCGCTTCAGTCAGCTCGTTAGCACCAACAAGAGCTTCCTCAGTAATATGGGATAACAATTCAGAATCTGTATCGAAATCCATTGATTCCTGAGTGTACTCAGTGAAGAAACCTCGTTTAAGGAGGTCAGCTTCAATTTGCGTACGAGTAAAACCTACTCGGTTAACTCGACCACCGTTCTCACGGAGAGTCGGGATTTTAGATTTAATTGTTCCAGTATCTTTAGAGGAACCATAAAGGTTACCACCATTCTCTGCAACTTCTCCACCAGCACCAGCCGCAGTAACAGCATCTGCACGGTTAGCTTCAGTAGAAGATTGCAATACACCGGAAGAATTCCAAGCAGACCATGTACCGTTTGTTAGTGCGGTACCAGCAGCATTTATGCCTTGATCCGATACATTAAGTGCATCTAGTAACGGAACATAAACGTCCTGTTTGATCTTTTTACCCATATTCTTAGGCATAGCACGTACATCTGCCAAAGGCATGAAATACTGTCTATCCCGAACAGAAATAAGGGCTTTTTTAAAATAATAATCAGTACGTGCTTGAGTAGTACTGATATCCGAGGCTGTGCCGCCTGCCGGATCATTATATTGATGAGCCATTGTCTTGTCCTAGTTAATAGTGATTAATTACCGACCAGCATACTTCTTCATAAATTCCTCATCTGATAAACCTAAAAAGTCATCATCAGTTTTAGATTTTTGTGTAGTAGCTTGCTTAATCGGTGCTACTGCTTTTCGTTTTTTATTACGATCAGCATTAGCTTGTTGATTTACTTCAGATTTACTTGATACGTTGGATGCTTCACTAGACGCACCAGGCTTCTTATCAACAAGAACACCTTCTTTAAACAGTTGCTCACTAATGTTTCTATACGCATCTACATCAGGAACGCCCACTAATTTACCTAAAGCTTTGTCCTGTTGCAGTTTCGCATTAACTTTCTCAAACACTCCATTATTCATATGACTATCAATAACACTAATGATTTCAGGATAGTTAGTAATAGTATTTTTACTTTCCATATCCCAATCTTTAGTTACT